CGAACACATAATCAATGTCAGTACCTGTAGCACCACAATAGATCAACAACTTTAAGCCAAGCTCTTGGGCCAAGGCTGCTGTTGTATCATCCATATCGAACTCTACAGTGGCACTACCATCCTCATTCTCTTTGTAGTCTGTCACTTTCATTTCACCTACAGTATCAGTCATCGTCTTGTCCTTCCATTAATGCAGCCCATGACACTGGAAACAGGTCTTGCATGATAGTAGATACCTGATCGGCAACAATACGTGTCTCATATTGTGTGTCTTCCTTGCACCGAAGGTTACACATATCAGCAAAGGCATCTAGAGAACCTGACCAGTACCACTCAGTCATGGTGGACTGTGGTAATACCATACGTGCTTGCTCAGGGCAGACACCAGCTTCTATAAAGTCACGATAAAGACTAAGACAGCTCTCCTGCATCACACTGTCGTAACCGTCATCTATTTCCATCATAGATTTGATGTGATCTGGTGTGTATCTATCTCCACCCTGAACCAAGAACTCAGTGATAATTTCATCCGAAGAACCCTGCTTCTTGTCAGAACTACGTCCACGCCATACGTCAGGCACATAGAACTCAGGCTCATCATCAACGTAACGGCGTGAGATCTCATTCCAACGCAGGAACTTATGCTTAACGAGTTGACGTGCTACAAAGACTGGAGCCTTGATATGAAAGGATGCAAAGGCATGACCGAAGGGGCTGATGTGATTGTGCTTGGCGAGGTACTTGATCAGCTTAGTGTCACGTTCAGATAGCTCATAGTAAGTATCATCATGACAACCCATCATGTCACAGTTAGGCCAGTTGGGACACGCATAAGCTTCATAAGTTTCCCACTCACTCTTCTTACCAAATGACACCCGTGCTGAGTTGACTACGGATAGGTCAGTACCCATGTGATCAATGTATGTTGCTTCAATCATCTTAAATCCTTAGGAAAAGTACACCCCCGAAGGGGTGCATAAGTTGAGGGAGGGAGGGAAACTTACCAAGCATCCTCAGTAGCACGTTCCTCAAAGGGTACGTGATTAAGGATACCTACTTTTTCTAGGCGAACAGATGCTGTTGAACCTTCACCATAGATAGAAATCTTAACCAGTGCTGTTGAACCATTACCGATGGCACCATCCTCGATGTCATCCCATGGTTTGTTAGACTTACCGTGTGTCACTTTAGGTGCACCACCGAAGTCCTCAATACCTGAAGGGTGTACGTTAGGACGTTTAAGTTTCATACCAACTTTGTCATCAGCTGCTTTGATAGGCTTGATCATTTGGTTACCCATCGCTGTCTCAGGGAAACCTAAGTCAATCATCTTGTTCACTTCGTCACTGTCCTTAGGTACGAAGACGACATTGTACTGACCCTGTGTTTTCTCATGGTACTCTGAGTCATCAATGTTACTCTCGAACAAACGTGCGTAGTAGAGGTCACCCTCGAAGACACCGTACTTAGTTTTCTTTGCTGCTTTAGCCATCGTTTTTCTCCTTTAGGCTGATTGCTTTGTCGAATGTATATGTTGCTAACTTAAGTGTCAAGCAAAAAATTGCGGGACTGAATGCTACTATCCAAGTCAATGGGTATCCTTCCAGTTGTATCCTATGTCAGTAGATCCTGCTAGTGGACATACCATACTGAATTTCTCACCTGTGTCAACAATAGATTGTCTCTGCATACTTCCTAGGTATTCAGCTGTATCTTTAGTACCACTAACCTCGGTCTGCCACTCATCGTGAGGCCATGTCACAAGCTTAAAGTCTATGCCCTCATGTTTAGCCTGACGTACCCACTGGATAGCTGAGTGTTTCATAATGACAGACTCACCATTCTGAAGCATACCTGCTAAGGTCTTGTGTTCATTAGGTACTTTAACTCTCCGACCATCTAATCCTTTGAACCAACCACGTCGTGCTATCTCAGGGATACGTTTCTTCTTGAGGTCTGACAGGCCTTGGATTGAGTCCATGAAGTTATCGACAGCCTGAGTAGCCTCCTTCTGTTTTACCTTGAGGATCTGTGCAATCTTAGCTGTACCTGCACCCAGTAGGAAGGCATAGATGAAGGTCTTAGCCATGTCTCTAGTGATGTGTGACATACCTAGTGCTTTCTTGTTAAGGTTGTGTATGTCAGTCTCATCCTCTTTCTTACCTGACACAATAGCATGTACATATTCCTCTGAGTTCATCAGGTGTGCTAAAACCCTGAGTTGTATTCCTTCTGCGTCAGTACCTACTAAGTATGAACCCTCAGGTACACACCACAACTCACGAAACTGACCATCGTACTTAGCCTTAACCTCTTCGACTGGTGTCTTAGGGTCACCATGGAATGCCGCTGAGATGTTAGCCTGATTAGGATTGCTGTGAGACATACGTCCTGTCCATGCACCGATGTGTGTGAACCTACCGTGAATACGAGAGTCCTCTCTGACGTGTCCTAGCCACTCTGTGAGTGACGAACGGCGTCCCTCTAGGGTCAACCACTCAGCAAGGCGTTTGCCTCCTGTAGGGGCTGTCTCAGGGAGTGTGCTAAGGTTTGCCTCGGATAGTGTCCATCCGTAGACTGCGAACTTAGCTCCACGCTCTGCGTTTGTTTTCTCTTTCATAGTCGATGTGTCCTTTTGTCTTTTCGAATGGTTCCCAACCTGCTTCCCATAGTCTCTCGATACGTTGCTTGGGTGAGGCTGGATTGAAGGGGATGAACTCATAACATATTACCTCAGGTGGATTGCTTGACCAGTCTACTCGTGTCTGTTCGTATTTCTCTTGAGCCTTAGTGACAGATGAGTAGACAGTTCCATCTGCCTTACGTTTGTACTTGATACGGTTCACCTCCTCTAGTTTAGGTGGGAAGTCTTTCTGGAATCCCTCCTCAAGTTCTTGCATACGTGACTCGATGTCAGTCAGTAGTGTCCTAGCCTTGGTATGGTTAAAGTAGAAACCATTGGCAGTCATCTCCTCACAGATGATCTGAATATCATGCTCACACCTGATCGCATCTTGCCACTGAGGATCTTCGATAACCTTTCGTAGCTTGTTGTAGATCTGAATAGTGACAACTACATCCTGTACACAGTAGTCAATCATCTCTTGTGTCAGTGTTGAGAAGTCCTCGAAGCCAATCTTGAGGTCACCTAGTCGTCTACCCCAAGCCTTGAGGCTGTGTCCCTTACCGTCCATGCTGTAGTCTACTAGGCGTGACATGATCAGGGTGTCTAGTACCCTGCTAGGGTCAATCACTTGGGTATCTAGTAGTCTGTTCAACACTGGAACATCGAAGCCTATGCCATTGTGAAAGACAAAGGTGTCAATGGTTGAGCAGTACGCAATGAACCGATCTCTTTCCTCAGGTACCGTAGTTACATTGAGGAATTGTTCTCTGTGTCCTGTCTCTAGTTCCTCAGCACAGATGACCCATATGTGGGTAGCATCCAGTGCATCAGTCTCTATGTCCATGGCTACAGTCTTAGTCATCCTCTTCGTCTCCTAGTAGTGATTCCCATGCGAAGTAAAGAACTGTGACGGGCCAGATGATACTGTTCCATACTACCTTACCTCTGTTAAGATCTTCCTCACAGTCTAGCAGGTGAAATACTGTCAACACATGGAAGTAATGTAGTACGATACCCATGCTGTAGATGACACCCGCTAGTGTGGCCATGTAATCAAAAGTCATATTGTTTCTCACTTAGTGTAAATGTTTCAGGGTTAAACTTAAGTTGACCTGCGTANCCTGTNGGGCCTACTGGTCTGTTCTTAGTTACTAGCAACTTGGTTGTGTTCCTTTCGTCTGGATCGTCTGACATCTTGTCTCGCTGTAGGTCNACCACAATGGAGGCCCTCTGTTCAATCATGCGGCAGTACTTTACCTGTCCATCATCGTTGGTGTGTCCGATAGTAACAATGCCTACNCCTAGTTCAGCTGCTAGTTTAGACAGACGTACTGACAGGTCAGCTAGGAATTGTTCCTTGCTTTCCTCTGAGGATACACCTGCGCTGATGTCTTGGATAGGCTCGAAGAATACATAGTTGACACCACATGCCTGAGATAGATACCTGATGTGGTTAAGGATATCAAGTGGGTCATCCTCATCATTCAAGTAGAACTGAAAGAGACGTTCATCCTTTGTCAATGACACAATGGCCTCCTGTACTTTCTGGTCTAGGTTCTTCTCCTCAATGAGATCCTTTCGTGTTACGTTCTCACCTAGGTAGTACGAACAGAGACCTAGGAGTGACCTGAGTTTAGTTTCCTCCATGTGCCAGATAGCTATCTTGATCTCAGGATACTGTGACAGGATACGATACTCTAGGTACCTCATGAACTCAGTCTTACCTATGCCTGTCTGTGCCTTGAACAGTGTGAAGTGTCCCTGCATGAGACCTAGGGCCATCTCATCGAATTCCTCTAGGCCAGTCTCAACATACACATGGTTCTCTGACTTATTGTAGAGGCTAAGGAACTGGTCAGGTGTATTAAGGACATTCTCAGGTGTATACTTCTTGGCATTCCACCATGCTGCCTTGTACTCAGCTGCCTTACCTGCCTGTAGGAATTCATTGGCGTCCTTGTACTTGTCATGTTTAACACGATAGACTTTGTTAGGGTAGAGGTTAGCTATCTTCTGGGCTACTGCGTTACCGTTGTCATCGTTGTCAACTGACAGGATGATCTTGTCGAAGCTTGATCAGCCAGTCATTGACGTTAGTCCATAGCTTACGTGAGGGTGTGCTTGAGGGTAGTGACACAACTGGGTTAGGATACTTAGGGTTGTGTAGCATTTGGTATGCTGACATTGCATCTAGCTCACCCTCAGTGATGGTCACTGTCTTGGATGTACCTGAGTTCCACAAGTCCATACCGAATAGCTCATCTGACTTCAGGTCTCTCGCTGCGAATTGCTTAGGGAAGAACCTAGTCTTTACTCCCCCTGATGGGTAGATGTACTCCTGTTTGACAGGTTCCCCCTTAGAATTGACAAAGGTCTTACAGTTAAAGAACTGCATGGTATCCTTTGAGATATCTCGGTGTGCCCGATGGACAGGCGTGAGTACCTCAGTAGGTACTGGCTTTATCTGTGTCTCATGTTTCACTTGTGGTGTTTCCTCATTGTTGCCTGTGCCCCACCATGTAGGGTATTCATCCTCAGCCCAGTCAAACTTGGCTCCCTTGGATCTTGGGTATGTCCTCTCGCAGCTGTGGCACTTGCCTGACATGCTGTCTGTGTTGTAACTAAAGGCGTCATTACTTCCGCAATCCTCATAGGGACAGGGCTTGTGGCTATTCCAGTTCATTTTATTTTTATTCCCTTCACTTTTTGTATTGACAGAATTGAAAACCTGTATATCCTAGGGCTTGTCCCTGACAAGGGTTCTATAGGTATATCCTTTAGAACTTAGGGTAGTAAGTTTCTCCTTGATCTATCAATTCCTTTATGTGGTCATGTTCCTTTTGGAGTATGTCTGCTTGATCAGTATCACCTAACCAGTCAGCATCGTCAATAGACTTAGATAGTTCTACATAGTAACTGTGAATAGGTACGACATGCTTAGTGTTCATCTTAAGTTTATCCATCTTACCACTTTCCTTCCCTTACTTTCCAAGAGACCCAACACTCAGCACAATGCCCTTTGCCTATCACTAAGTCAATGAGCCACACAAGGTTGAGCCTCTTGTCCTTCTTCCACTGCCAATTCCTAGCACTAAATGTTTGATTACTTGCGCCACCCGTTAGCACATTGAATAGAACTGACATAGCTACACCTACTCTAGTTAGATACTTGATTAACATCATACTCTAGCCTTGCTGACTTAGGCATGCCCTTGACGTAGGCCTCTAGCTTATCCCTGCGTACTCTATCGTGAGCAATGAGTAGTCCAGTCTCTTTGTCATATATCTTAACTAGTACCATCTGTCTCACTCCATCCTAGATCCATGGCAATCCTTTTGTATTCCTTGATGTTGTTCCAACATATTGACAGATCAGTTGACACATGGCTAGGCCGTACACCTGTGCCATACCTGTTGTTGATCCTGTCCATTTGATCCTGATAGTATAACATCATGTTAATTGCTTCATCTTTTGTCATAGTGTTGTCTCCATCTTGATTACAAACAGATGTCCCTCTGCTTCTTCTATTTCATCCTCTGACCACATTCTAACCTCGTCATCCTCTGGGTGTGCTACATACACCTCAAAGCCCTCGGCAAATGCAACAAGTGCAAACGTCATGTTATAGGTTGTGTGCTCCATGATTTTATACCTCTACTACTTTAAGGATACCGCCACATTCTGTGATCGTATCTGCTGCGTCCATTGCATTGTCATAATCTGCCCATACGATATACCTACCTTCATCAGCATCATATACAAGTACAAGATAAAGTGTCATTGCCTTAACCTCCTAAGTAAATTAAACCACACGATAATAAGATGCACACAAACGCCACACGTTCAAGCATTATCTCTCTGCTGTTGTCTTTGTTGTTGTTGTTCATTGTGTTGTTTCCTTTTGTGTTATCTTATCCAATGCCGTGTTCACGGCGCCATGTTGTCCACGTGATAGCTTGTAAGACATGAGGCTTTACCTTTACACGCTTGGCGGCTCTCACATAGCAGTCCTGCAGCTCACGATACTGACGCTTGCCCATGTTGGTCTTATCATCTGTTAATCCTTGGCGTTTACCTAGTGCAATGTTAAGTGCATGTCCGTCAATGGTCACCTCGTCCAGTCCCATGATATTAGAGTAAAATGACCGTATCTTTTGACCATTTAGTCTTGTCAATATATCTGTATCATCATCCAATTCATCGACAAGAATTGACCACGCCTTTTCTTTCATCGTGTTGTAGCATGATACCTTGAAGTCCGATAGACAATCACAGGCTACCCATGCCTCACACATAGTGTCTGTGTCCTTGCAGTTCCTTTCCCACCTATTGTTGGGCGATAGTGCGGCCATTACACCCACTACGGTTTTAAGGGGTAGGTCATGCTTATGTGCAATGCGTAGTGCCTCACGGTTGGCACGGTCATACCATTGAATCCCGTGATCAATGTCATGCTGTGTTGCTCGGCGGTATACTTTTAGGATATTTCTAACGTGTTGTGTCATCGTTTAGTCCTCCAGTTAGGTTAGTTTATCTAGATAGCCCCTTAGGGCTACCCAATAAATCAACCAGTATTATTGTTTGTCAAACAATCCTTCAACCCAAGATGCATACACAGTACCATCTTCATGAACGATTCCCTTAAATACCTTTTTACCTTTCGATGTCTTTGCGTAGGTGACAAATTCTTCCCCTAGTTTTTCTTTTTCTATGGTTGCCCCTAAGGTTTCCAATTGGTCAACCATAGACTTGAATTGTTTAAAAGTGATTGTCTCTCTTGTCACTGACATTGTATGAACCCTTCATGTGTTGTTCGTTGCTGATGTATCCAACATGCCAACGGAAATCCAAAAGCACAAGATAGTAAAAGTATAAAACAGAATATAAAAAGAATAGCATACGGTATCTTAAGTATGTACTGGAGCTTACATATATAATGACAAAGGAATCAAGGGGTTGGATAACTTAGGGGTAGCTTAGGTGTATTTCCCATATGATCAACCTAAGGTATACTAATACCTCCCAAAGCATACCCAAGGCATAC